CCTCCCTCCCCCTCACACCCTTTAGGGTGAGGGGGCAAGGGGGCATCGAAGCGGCAGATTTTGAAGGTGAAGTTATCCACAAGAAAGTGAGCAGGTATTAACATGACAGAACAGACCAACGTCAACGAAATGCTGGCAGGCAGAGAAGCCAGATATGGCAGCTTTGAAGGCCACGCCGAGATCAGCCAGCACCTCAAAGGTGTGATTCTGAAATACGAAGCCAAGCGCGGATGTGATCTCGATCCAGACCAGCGCGAAGCCCTTGAAATGATCTCCCACAAAATCGCACGAATTCTCAACGGTGATCCGAACTATGCCGACAACTGGATCGACATCGCAGGCTACGCCACCCTGGTGGCAAACAGACTTGAAAAAGAGGACAATGCAGCATGACCACAAAAACCCACAATCCCGCAGATAAAGTCGAACGCTGGAGCATCGACAAGCTCACGCCCTACGCTCGCAACAGCCGCACCCACTCCGACGAACAGATCAGCCAGCTGGCAGCCAGCATCAAAGAATGGGGCTGGACAACACCAGTCCTGGTGGATGAGGACGGCAGCATCATTGCCGGCCACGGTCGCACCCTCGCAGCCCAACGCCTCAAGATGACCGAAGTCCCAGTCATGGTGGCCAAAGGCTGGAGCGATGCCAAGAAACGCGCCTACGTCATTGCCGACAACAAACTGGCCATGAACGCAGGATGGGACGAGCAAATGCTGGCGCTCGAGCTCACAGAACTGCAAGGCCTTGGATTCGGCATGGATCTGATCGGTTTCAGCAAAGACGAAATCGCAGCCCTCATGCCAAAAGACCCAGACGACGATGGCGCTGACACCAGCAAGTACACCAAGAAGATCGACGCCCCCATCTACCAACCCACCGGCGACTGCCCACCCACAGCAGCCCTCTACGATCCGGCCAAGTACACCCAGCTGACAGCCCAGATCCACCAAAACAACGACCTGGCGCCAGAGGTCAAAGAGTTTTTGTTGTTGGCGGCCACCAGGCACATCCGCTTCGACTTCGAGCAGATCGCAGAGTTCTACGCTCACGCAGACCCAGACACGCAGCAGCTCATGGAAGAAAGCGCTCTCGTCATCATCGACTTCGACAAAGCCATCTCGGGCGGGTACGTCAAGCTCTCCCAGGCCATGGGGAAGATCTACGCCAGCGAGAAGGGCGGCGACCAATGACCACCGAAGATCGGCGCTTCGCAGTTTTCATCCTCACCCACGGCAGGGCGAACTGCGTCTACACCTACGAAGCCCTCCGCAAACACGGCTACACCGGCGAGATCTACCTCGTCTGCGATGACGAGGACAAACAGATCAAGCAATACCTGGCGCTCTACGGCCTCGACTCCGTGATCGTTTTCAACAAACAAGACGCCATCGACAACACCGACAGCGGCGACAACCTCAAGAAGCGCAACAGCGTCGTCTACGCTAGAAACCAGAACTTCAAGATCGCAGCCGATCTCGGGCTCACCCACTTCTGGCAACTCGATGACGATTACAGCGCCTTCGCCTACACCACCGACAACAACGACGAATACATCACCAAAGACGCCTACACCAAGAAGCTCGATGACCTCCTCTTTGCCCTTTGCGACTTCATGGACGAATCCGGCGCACACTCCGTGGCCATGTCCCAGGGCGGCGATTTCATCGGTGGCGGTGAAGGCACTTTCGTCAAGCACATCAAGAAGGGGAAATTCAGCCGCAAGGTCATGAACTCCTTTTTGTTCCGAGTCGACCGGCCAGTCAAGTTCATGGGGCGCATCAACGAGGACGTCAACATGTACGTCGAATGGGGTCGCCGCGGCCACCTATTTGTGACCGTCCCACGCCTTCGCCTCTACCAGAAAGAAACCCAGACCAACTCCGGCGGCCTGACCGAGATCTATCTCGACCTCGGAACCTACGTCAAGAGTTTTTACAGCGTGCTTTACGCCCCCTCATGTGTCAGCATCACAGAGATGGGCAACAACGACAAACGCATCCACCACCAGATCTCATGGCGGCACGCAGTCCCCATGATCCTCGACGAGCAGCACCGCAAGCCCAGGCTCTTGTCCCGCTACACCAACACAGTCCAGGAGATGTGACCATGGCAAAACTTGAAAAATCGGTTGTAAAAAAGCAACAGACCCACGGCGGCGCTCGGGAAGGCTCAGGCCGCAAGGCCTTCGAGCCCACAGATCCAGAGCGCAAACAGGTCGAAGCCCTCAGCGGCTACGGCCTCCCCATCGAGCAGATCGCAGTCTTGATCCGTGATGGCATCGACACCGACACCCTGCGCAAACACTTCGCCACCGAGCTGCAATCAGGCAAAGCCAAAGCCAATGCCCAGGTGGGGAAAACCCTATTTCAGAAGGTCATGGCAGGCGATACCACTGCGGCCATCTGGTGGAGCAAGACCCAAATGCGCTGGGCCGAGACCCAGAAGCACGAACTCACCGGGGCCGATGGCGCTCCCTTGGAGTTCGCCAAGATCGAACGGGTGATCGTCAAGAATGGGTAAGGTTTTGCAACTCCCCACCCCAGAATGGGCAGTGCCCCTTCTGGACCCCAGCCGCTACAAAGGCGCATGGGGTGGCCGTGGCTCTGGCAAATCCCACATGTTTGCCGAGCTCATGATCGAGGCCCACATCATGGATCAAAAGCGGCGCTCGGTTTGCGTGCGCGAGATCCAGAAGTCGCTCAACCAGTCCGTCAAGCGCCTTCTCGAAACCAAGATCGAGGCCATGAATGCCGGCGCTTACTTCGAGGTGCAGGATGCCGTCATCAAGTCCCGCAAGGGCGACGGGGCGATCATCTTCCAGGGTATGCAGAACCACACCGCTGACTCGATCAAATCGCTGGAGGGCTACGACTGCGCATGGGTCGAGGAAGCCCAAAGCCTCAGCCAAACCAGCCTCGACTTGCTCCGGCCAACCATCCGCAAGCCAGAGTCCGAACTATGGTTTACCTGGAACCCGCGCCTGCACTCCGACCCGGTTGACCACCTACTCCGTGGCCCAACGCCACCCAAGGACGCCCAGGTCTTGAAGGTCAACTTCACAGACAACCCGTGGTTTCCAAGCGTCCTCAAAGACGAAATGGAATACGACAAGCGCAGAGACCCAGACAAATACCAGCACGTTTGGATGGGCGGCTACCTGACCAACAGCAACACCCGTGTGTTCAAGAACTGGCGGGTCGAGGACTTCGACGCACCACCAGACGCCATCCACCGGCTCGGTGCTGACTGGGGTTTCTCCATCGACCCCACCACCCTGGTGCGCTGCCACATCATTGGCCGCACTTTGTACATTGATTACGAGGCCTACATGGTCGGCTGCGAGATCGTGAACACCCCAGAGCTGTTCATGACCGTGCCCGAGGCCGAGAAGTGGCCCATCGTGGCCGACTCCGCCAGGCCAGAGACCATCAGCCACATGAAGCGCAACGGCTTCCCCAAGATCATGACAGCGGTCAAAGGGCCACGATCGGTGGAAGAGGGCATCGAATTCTTGAAGAACTACGACATCGTGGTGCACCCCCGCTGCATCCACACCATCGACGAACTCACCCTCTACAGCTACAAGACCGACCCCCTCACGGGCAAGATCTTGCCAGTCTTGGAGGACAAGAAAAACCACGTGATCGATGCCCTGCGCTACGCCTGCGAAGCCGTCCGCCGAGCTGGTGCATCCAAACCCGCCATCTTCACCCCTTTGCCAAATGTGAAGAAGTGGTGAGACAATCGCACAAATTGAGGAAATCCCCATGGCCCGAATGAGCAACGACCAACGCCTTGCCAACCTGCACTCAGAAGCCCTGGCGCAGTTTGATGACGTACAGACAGCCCTCCGTGACGAGCGCTTGCAATGCCTCCAAGACCGGCGTTTTTACTCGCTGGCAGGCAGCCAGTGGGAAGGCCCACTTTGGGACTTGTACGAGAACAAGCCCAAGTTCGAGGTCAACAAGATCATGCTCTCGGTGATTCGCATCATCAACGAGTACAGAAACAACCGCATCACGGTGGACTACGTGTCCAAGGACGGCCAGGAAAACGACAAGCTGGCCGAGGTCTGCGACGGTCTGTATCGTGCAGACGAGCAGGCATCCGTCGCAGATGAGGCCTACGACAACGCTTTCGAGGAGGCAGTAGGCGGCGGCATCGGCGCATGGCGTTTGCGCACAGTCTACGAAGACGATGAGAACGACGAGGACGATCGCCAGCGCATCAGGATCGAACCCATCTTCGACGCTGACAGCTCGGTGTTCTTCGACCTCGGGGCCAAGCGCCAGGACAAGTCCGACGCCAAGTATTGCTACGTCGTCACCAGCATGACCCGCCAGGCTTACAAAGACACCTGGGGCGACGACCCGACCGACTGGCCCAAGATCATCCACCAGTACGAGTTCGACTGGTGCACCCCTGACGTCGTGTATGTGGCCGAGTACTACAAGGTCGAGGAAAAGACCGAGACCATCCGCATCTTCCAGAACATTGCAGGCGAAGAGGAGCGCTACACCCAGGCCGACTTTGCAAACGACGAGACCTTGGAAGAAACCCTCGCGGCCATCGGCACGGTCGAGATCCGCCAGAAGCGCGTCAAGCGCAAGCGCGTGCACAAATACATCATGTCCGGCGGCAGGGTCTTGGAGGATGCAGGCTACATCGCAGGCAAATGCATCCCCATCGTGGTCGTATACGGCAAGCGCTGGTTTGTGGACAACATCGAGCGCTGCATGGGCCACGTCCGCTTGGCCAAAGACGCCCAGC